AGTGGGAGATGAGACTCCAACTCCCGCTCCCACTAAGAAAGAAGAGGAAGATGAGGATCTCGATGATGATGCGCTCAATGCCCTGATCGACGAGATACTAGGAGAATGGGAAGAGAAGGAGAGAGTGGGAGATGAGACTCCAACTCCCGCTCCCACTAAGAAAGAAGAGGAAGATGAGGATCTCGATGATGATGCGCTCAATGCCCTGATCGACGAGATACTAGGAGAATGACGGGTAAAACCACCTTGAGGCTGTCCCAGTCTTACTAATATGATCAAAGAAGTACACATCTTTAAAGCCGGGACCCAGACCTCGGCGCAAGGGGTGACAAGAGAGTTTACAAAGAAAGACCTCTCTGAGATCGCTTCCTCCTATAATCCTAGTGTTCACGAGGCTCCGATTCGGATTGGCCACGAGGACAATGACAAAGTTCCCTCATGGGGATGGGTTCGGGACGTCAAAGTTAAGGGTGACAAACTCTTTGCTGAGATTGACTTCTCTCCCTTAGCTAAGGATTACATTCAGAACGGACTCTATAAGAAGGTGAGCGCATCCTTCTATTCTCCCGAGTCCAAGATCAACCCAGAGCCGGGTAAGTGGTCACTGCGCCACGTCGCTCTGCTGGGGGCCCAACCTCCGGCTGTGAAAGGGCTTAAAGGCTTCGCTTACGAGGAGAGTGATGACGGGATCGTAGATTTCGCCACAACTCTTACTCCAGACGCCGTGTTCGATCCGGAACTCGGACCTACACTCAAGAAGGACATGGGACCTCTTGAACTCCTTAAAGAAAAACTCAATGAGGCTCGCGCTGAGATGAACACTCAGGAAGAGGTGATGGAGCAGCAACTCGAAGCTCCCGCCGAAGTTAAAGAAGAAACCATCGAAGGCGAATTCGCCGAAGGTGAGATGATGGGTATGAAAAAGCCCAAGAAAGTCAAGGGCGAAAAGATGGGCGAGGAGGGCGACTCCGAAGAAAAGGAGGACGATGACTCCGTGATGTCCAAGGAGATGGAAGGTAAAGATCTACCCGACGCTCTTAAGAAGCAAGCCGCCAAAAAGAAAGCTGAGGCCAGTGGTAAGTCCATGGACGAGGCTATGAAAGAGAAGGACATGGACTACGGTTCATGCGGCTCCAAGAAGAAGGGCATGTCCTACGAGGAGTCTGATTCTGAGGAGCACGGTGAAGCCACCGCTGAGCATGACGGCAAGGTAAAGGGCCTCAAGGCTCCCGCTCCCAAGGGTATGTCCGGCATGGAGTCTGAAGAAGCTGACGGAGAGGGTCCCGTCGCCTCCAAGGTGAAAAAGCAGCCTAAAAATGGCGAGGCTATGGAGGAAGAGGATGAAGAGATGTACATGGACCCCACCTTTGAGCCTAGCAAGAAGAAGCGTGGCATGGACAGCGTGGCTTCGTCTGACACTGGCGTGACTCCCGAAGAGGATGGCCCCGGTGGTCTTGTGCGCACTAAGTCTCCGTCCAAGGGTATCAATCTCGGCTATGCTGAGACCGACGACAACAAGTACGTCGACAAGACTTCTGAGCCTAAGCGTGGCAAGGACGGTATGAAGGGTCGCAAGGCCCTCGATCCCAACAACGATCAGAGCGGTCGCGGCGAAGTTGGAAAAGCTGGTCCCGAAGGCGAAACTGGCCGCGGTAAGAAGGGAACTGCTCCCGAGATCAAGGGCTTCGAAGGCGACGAGAAGGGAACCGACGAGGAAGTCGACGGTTACGACGGCGAGACCGGTAAGTCCTCTAAGATGGAGAAAGACCGTAAGAAGACCGGCAAAGCCCCTGAGATGAAGGGCTACCCTGATAAGTACTTAGATCTCGCTAATGGCGGCGGCACAGGCAAGCAAGCAAAAGGCAAGGGTGTTCGCGTGATGTACGTGAACCACTCCGAGGAAGCTCCCGTTTCCAAGATTGAGGAGATGATGGCACGCCTCGAGGAACTCGAAGCCGCTAACGCTAAGCTCAAATCTGAAGCGGAGTTTTCTGAGCGTAAGGCTCACCGCATGCAACTCGAGCAGTTTGCCGAAGGTCTCTACGAGACGGGTAGGCTGACCGAGGCTGTAGTGGCTGCTGAGGACCTTGTAGACTACATGGAGGGTTTGGAGCTTGGTACTCTCGAGTTTTCGGAAGGCGAGACCGCCGCTACCCCTTTGATGCGTATCCTAGAAAACCTTCCTTCCCAGGTTTGCTTCGAGGAAGTTGCAGGTGGCGAGTCTGTGGTGAGAGAGGAGGATCTTGATCCCCACGAAAAAGCGCTGAAGATCTCCCGCGAAGAAGAGATCGATTACACGGAGGCTCTTAAGCGCGTTCTTTTCACCGCTGAGTGATGGAGCTTCTGTCCTTTATTGGTCAGGCGGCTAAGCGCCGGGAGAGTTACATCGACCGTGCCCAGCGCTTAGCTGAATCCTTCACCTCTCTTGAGGGCCTAGAGGCGGAGATGGAAGGCCGAGCTGAGGCCCTCACAAGAAAGCTCAAAGCCAATAAGATCACTTTCTCAGAGTTCCAGAGGGCTTCTGCAGAGGATACTCTTATCTCATCAGTTGCAGCTGTGATGCTAGGACTGGGAGAGACAAAGATCCCACAGACTCTCTACTCCGAGACGATGGGTCAGATGAAGTACCTCTGGAACTTCTTTGACGACATCAAGCTTTCCCTGGATAATGACCGTCTCTCAGATGAGGAGAATTACCAGGAGGAGGAGGATGATGATTGGTACTATCCTGTCCCGGGAGAAGACCAACCCCTCACTGTGTCCCAAGATGAAAGAAATCTCGAAGCTCCGGTAGTCTCTGCTCCCACATCTCTTGTCATCCCCCTCACAGGGGCTCGAGCTACCAAAGCGGCAATTCGAGCGGCTAAGACTACAGTTAAAGACACTCAGAAAGAGGGCAAAGGCCGTAAGATTAGTCCTACCGCTGAGACCGACACTCAGGCTGAGAAAGCTCAAAAGGAATCCAAACCGAGGCAAAGGCAGAGAGGCCCCGCTACCTGGAATGGACTCGGCGCTCGTCTTAAGAGATTCTTAGTCACTCCTCTCTGGAGATGGTTCGTCACAGGGGAGTCTTCCAAGAAGAGAACCGAGGGATTCAAAGAGATGCGGCGCAGCTCAAAGCACGATAGGAGAGTGTGTGAGGACTGCAAATACTACGACTCTCTCGGCTGGGTGCCAATCGGATCTCTCCCTATGCCAGGAGTGGGGTGTAGGTGCCATGACCGCTGCCGGTGTGTGATCAAGTATAGGTAGCTATTGAAACCTGTCCCATGTTAGGGGTGGGTAAAACAACACTGTGAAGACCCGTCTAAGAAAAGACGGCAATTGATATCCTTTTCATCTTAGGAGAAAACACATGGCTGCACCTGTTTATGGGCGTCAGTATGTAAGATTTGCAGAAAGTTTCCAGGTCGCTCAAGGCACCGCCGTTAATGAATTCCGTGTGGTCGAACTGACCGCGGCTCCCGGCACCGTACCCCTGCTCGTTCAACAGTCCAACGGCGGCGAATCCGTGGGCGTGGCACAGTTCACGATGAACGACAACGTTCCCGCGACCGGTTTCGCAACCGACGAGACTCGCATGCTGACCGTGGCTACCTCCGGTCTGCTGCTAATTTCCGCCGAGGCCGGTGCTAACGTGCCCGTGGCCGCTGACATCGGTACCGCTCTCGAGGTGAACGCCAACGGTCAGGCAGTGACTAACGCTGCCGGCGCCGCTGTGACTGTCAACGGCACAACCCCGATCATCCGCGAAGTTCTCACCCAAGGCGGTGAGGATTACGTGCTCGTCAGCTTCAGCTAATTTCACCCTGGCATCTAACCTCTTGGGGTTGGTGTAAGTCCAGGGACAAACTATATCTTCTGCAGAAGGAGACTTAAAGTCAATGATGAATCGATAGGTTCCTTCGTGGAGTGATCCGCGTCGAACACCGGGTGAATTGCTGGAACTCTGAAAGGAGAATCAGCAGCGAAGCCACAGAGGGCTTAGGTTCTGTGGAACGTTCAACGACTAGGTGGATGAGTCCCAACAATAACTCCACCCAAGAGCGCCCGGCTCCCGATCAACTGCAAAGACGATCGGGATGATGATATAGTCTGAACTTACGGGAACAGTAACCGTAAGAAGTAAGAGCTAAACTCTCTTACGATAACACATTTGCTTCGTGACACCTACGGTGGTGTCGATTGTGAAAACGGTCCCGCTCTTTCGTAAGAAGGATGCGAGAACTGGGTGAATTGCTGGAACCCTGAAATGGGAATCAGCAGCCAAGTTTATCTCGGGTGTCTATTTGTAAAATAGATTGAGATAAAAAGGTTCAACGACTAGGAAGTGAGTGACCCAACAATAACCTTCCCACGAGCGCCCAGCTCCCCTGAGTACACAGAATTCATTTCATCTTTCCTTTATCGCAAAGAAAAACCAGAGGGGTATCACGAACTTCATCACATCATTTCAAGATGTCTTGGCGGTTCTGACGATACTTCAAACTTAGTTTGGCTTACTCCAATAGAGCACCTACAAGCGCATAAGCTGCTTATAGACGCTTTCCCAGAAAAAGTCAAACTTAAGCAAGCCTACTGGTTTATGTCTCATCTAGACGGACGAGAACTTTCTCCTCAAGAATACTTAGACCTACGAACAAAATGTTTAGACGGTCTAAAAACAAACTTAGGGAGAAATTTCTCTGAAGAATGGAGAAAAAACATAGGGAAAGCCCACAAGAACAAAACTATTTCTGAAGAGCATAAGAAACTTAATTCTAAGTTTATGAAGGCTCTGATGGAGAATGATCCGACCGCCCGAGAAAACTCTCGAAAGGGCGGACTAGCTACTGGCAAAATGCTATGGTGGCATAAAGAGGATCAAGTTACAAGATCTCATTCCTGTCCGGGTGACGGCTGGGAAAGAGGTAGAGGGCCCCAAGGAAAATATTTTGCCGCTAAAGGTGGCAAGATGTCTAAAGGAAAAACTCGCTGGTACCGAATTGCAGAAGACGGTATCGTAGAGAGAACCAGGAGTAAAGAATGTCCTGGAGATGGATGGATTAAAGGCGTATTCAAGGGATGATGATATAGTCTGAACTTACGGGAATGAAAACCGTAAGAAGTAAAAGCTAAACTCTTTTACGATAACATACTGCCTATTCTCACAACCCTGGCTCAGGGCTTCATGCTGCCCGAGACCAGCATCGCAAACTTCATTGCCCCTGTGGTGGACACCCCCACCCGCGCCGGTAAAATCCTGCGCTTCGGCAAGGAAGCCTTCGCTATCTCCGACTACCGTCGCGCCTACGGCACCAACATCCCCGCCGTTCAAAGCCGCTTCGACACCGACGCTTACGCTCTCGAGCAAGAAGTGATCGCTTGGGAACTTCCCGAGGAAGTGATCGAGAACGCCGGTGAGGGCCCTGCTCAAGTCGACCTGCGCGCCATTGAGACACGCAACGCGATGTCCCGCCTCATGAACAGCTACGAGGTGACCGTGTCCAATGCGGTGAGCACCACAGGTAACTACGAAGCCGGCAACATTGTCGCCGGTGGTACCCTGGGACTCGGTTACGCTAACTGGACCACCTACGATGCTAACGCCACCACGATCGGCATCTCCTCCGGTGGTGCTAGCTGGGGTGCAGCTGGCAACAACCCCATCGCCGACGTTCTCAACTGGAAGCGTGCCGTATCCAATCAGATCGGTATTCGTCCCAATGGCGCCGTAATCGGCACCGCTGTGTTCGACAGCCTGCTGACCAACGCCGCGATTCTGGATCGCATTCAGTTCACGACCGCCGACTCGATAGACGTGGACGTGCTCGCACGTTACTTCGGTCTCGAGCGCGGTATCCGCGTGGCTGAAGGTCGTCGTCTCGCCGATGACGGCACTCTGACTCCGGTGTTCCCCGAAAACGCCGTGCTGCTGTTCTACAGCCCGCTAAGCGCTTCCGATTCCGTGATGCCCGCAGGTGGTGCCAACGCCGCGACTCCCGCATTCGCTTACACCTACCAGCTGACCGGCACTCCCGCCGTTCGTCCTGAGTACTACATCCGTGAGCGTCGCGTGGTCCGTGCTGAGATCACCGTAGAGCGTGCCGTGAACATCACTGGCATGGGCTCCACTGGCGGTTTCGGTTCTGGCTTCTATATCAACGACGTGTTCGCTTGATCTCTCCTTTACATTCATACTCATAAGGAGAATCTCCAATGCCAGTCATCATTCCAATTCCAAAGTCAGCGTTCATCGTCACCATCTCCGGACTGGAGACGATCTGGACTCAGTTCTCTGGGATCGTGGATACGGCGGAGAGCGGACAGTATGCCAACGGCACCGGTAACCGCATCTACAAAGTTGTGGGTCCTCGCTCCGTGGACGACGTCACCCTCACCGCACCTTACGATCCCGCTCTCGCTCACGCGATCGAGCAGGTTTGGGCAGATTACAACTGCGAGTTCATCACCATCACGGTCCAACCGACGACATGTAACGGCGATAATAGCAACAGCACCCCCTACGTTCTCAGCGGCTGCCAGCTTCAACAGCTGACCGTGGCTGAGATGGACCGGGAGTCCGGCGACGTGGGCACCATCGAACTGGTGTTCACAGTCAATGACTGGACATATTCGTGAGGTACTTAGCCCCATAGTTGGTCCGCTTAAACTTATCCCTTCGGCCTCGCTTCGGCGGGGCTTTTTAGTGTGAGGGTAAAATTCGTAGAGAACCCCATCAGAAGTAAACTGTGAGTAAAACCCTGTTTGGGCCGGGAGTAATTGTCACGTCTCAGTGGCTAAATGGGGCCCGGGAACTAAAATTCGATGGCGCCGATACGGATTGGCACTTCTCCCCGATTAACGCGAACGACATTCAGCGCGGTGGAGACACGGGCTTAGATAGAGTCTTCATGACTCTCGAGACTGACCAAAGCTACGGGTCTACTCCGATCACCGGACGTAAGAGCTTTATGGGCCTCGTGCAGTTCGGGGACCAAGTCAACACTAACCCGGCGAGCGCTCCTCTCTTCTGGAGTACTAACGCTAAGTACAGTCAGGGAGGTTCGGGTCAGAGCTTTCTTGTGAAGTACGCTCAGTTAGACCAACAAGACACAATCACAAAACAAATTCTCAACGAAAGAATCAATAACTTTCCGGTCGTCGACGAAGGCTTCTTCTAATGCCGAACTACGCTCCTCTTCCTCCTATTGAGCTCGACCCGAGGAACGAGTCCGAGCTAGTCGCAGCCGCTGCCCAACGTGTGTATGAAACATCCGGGGCGACTATCAACGACTTCTCGAGCGGATCCCCGATCATGGCCCTATTGGAGGGTCAGGCTTTCGCTCAAGCCGAGCTTCTCTCATTCGCTAATTCCTTCCCGGAATCCGTTCTCGTCGAGTGGATCGGTCCATTTCTTGGTGCTCAACGACGCACGGGTGCCGGAAGTGTAGTTGATCTCACATTTGAGATCGCTCCTCGTAGTCAAGATTTCGTAATCTTTGCGGGATTTGAAGTTGCCACAGATCCCAACCTGACAGGAGGTGAATCCATCTCTTTTGTCACTACGGAATTGCTACGCATCCCACCCAACGAGACGACGGGTAAAGTCCAAGCCGTAGCCGTCCTCAAGGGCGTAAGAGGAAATGTCCCTAAGAATTCCATCATACGGCCTGTCACTTCCCTGGCCGGAGTCCTCGGTGTCACAAACGAGGAAGCGGCGGTAGGCGGACAGAACGTCGAGCTTCTCTCGGAAGTCAAAGAGAGATTCTTCACGCTCATCCGCCGTCGCAACCCCGTGTCCGCTGAGGACTGGGTCGACTTCTTCTCAGATGCACTCGGAGCCGGAGCCTCGGTGAACGTGCTCCCACGTCGTTCCGAAAAAGACGCTTTCCGCTACACGGAAGACTTCGTAAGTGGAACGCCCTCCGTTGCTTTCTTCCTCCTTAACCCAGACGGCACTCCACTCACTAGCGGTCAGCGCAGAGCACTTCAGAACCTTCTGCGTTTCTCTCTCCCCACAGAGTTCACAGGTACCGTCTACTCCATGGAAGTGGACGATGTCGACATCTCCCTGACACTCGATTACGACCCGAATAAGCCTTACGCCGCGGATCTCAGGGAGTTTACTCGTACGGTCCGGGACGATCTCTTTGGTATTCTCACACCCAACGCAGTCTTTCCGGTCAGTTACGAACCGAACGTCTCAGATGTTGAAGGCGCTTTAGCAACTGCTTTCTCTCTGACTCTGGGTACTACCTCGCGGTACATCGACCCAGACATCGCCTCTCTCACGGCGTACCACTCTCCACGTACGATCGCCGTGTCAGAGTTTGAGGTCACAGAACCGCAGCCTTTTGAGACTGGCACGGTCCTGAAGGCAGGAGACCTCGTGGTGAACTCCACGGGTACTCTTCCGGTCTACTATAACGTCGAGCAGGACTTCACGCCCGTCACTGGTACTAAGTCCTACCACTCCAACATTGGAGACTTGGACTTCCGCATCATCCGAGACCTTCAAGTTGGAGAGTACAGAGCCGGCGATGTCGTCGCTAACCTCAACGATCAGGACACGACTCTTCACGTCGTCCTAGTTGACTTCACCTTCAGCGGAAGAAGAACTCCCAGCACGCTCATCCTAGACGGTCTGCTGTCTGAGGCTAAGACGTTCTCAGATTATGTCGTCGGAGAGGGGATCACAGCGCTTAATGGCGCCGGAGCATACGATCCTCAGATCATCGCTTTCGAAAGAGAGGATCTTAATACCGAAGTGTTTGAGCCTCGCACTCCCACCGCTGTCCCTCTTAATCGTCGTCCCGGCTATCCCGTCTGGGTGGCTAAAAGAAACTTCACTCCTCTCTCAGACTTGACTAACTTAGGGACCGCTCAGAACGAGGGGTACATTGGGACACGTAGGATCCAAATCGAGCTTCTCACTCAGGGAGAATCCTACTCTTCCGGGGACTTCCTCTCCACTCCCGACCCAGAGCAGATCCTGACTGGGATTGTCTCCGAAGACGTATGTTACGCCGATCGTCTCACAGGGTTCAGAAAGGTCTACTTGGAAGTACTGACAGACTTCACTTTCGCTAAGAAGGAAGAGCAGACTTTCAAAGAAGCTGTGGATCTCCTCGTAGAGGCGGGTCTAGTGAAGGTGATCCAAGTCGTCGAGTACTTGGACTGCGCAGCTCGTCCCTTGTTTGCCAATAAGCAGTTTAGGTATAAGTCTAGGTTTGCTCTCGGAGAGTATGTCCGCTTCCGTTCTCGCGGCGGGTTTGATTCCTCCACTCTTGAGGATTGCTTCCTCCAGGCTTCTGAGTGTGACAATGTTACGCCAAGCTGTAAGAGACTTCTGGAGAGCAACCTTCCACTGCCTCGGTACTTCCAAGCTCTGGTAGATTTCACTCCGATCACAACGGACGTGAATGAGATGGTTGAGCAAGGACTCATCGTGGAAGTCGAGCCTAGCGTGTTCCGCTACGACTATACGATCTATGCTGGTTCCTCCATTCGTATCATCAACGCAGATCTTCTGACATCAATCCTCATCGACGAGGAACAAATAGAGACGAAAGGAGATCTTATCACGGGAGAGACTCTGAGAGTCTTAGGACCCGCCGGAGAGGACTACGGCACTTACTTCTGGAATTCCCAGAGGTGGGTCGAGGAAAGAGGCGGGATCCCGACTTTCAGAGAGATGTTCCGCTTCGCTCCGGGAGACGCAGCGGCTTTCCGCAACGGCTCTTCGGTTCGCGTGTACGAGGCTACCGAGCACGTAACTCCGCTTATGAACCTCGAGACCTACTTTGACAACGGCGTCTTCGTGAGGTCTGACAGAGCAGAGAACGTCCGATACTACGATCCATCGTACCGCTACGAGGATGTCATCCTTGACACGACGACTTACTCACAGAAGTTCTATCGTGTCACAAGATCTTTCACTCCTCCCGACACAACCACTTCATGGGCCGGAGTCCAACCAAACTCTCCGCGAGTTCAAGAGGTCTTCGGTAATCTCCTGAAGTTCACCGTGAAAGCCGAGGGAGCTGAGAGGATAATCTCGCGCTTAGGGCCATCCATCTCTACGTCCAAGTTAGGAATCACTAGCCTACGTGTCATCTCGAAAGCTAACGAGAAAGCAAGTTATAACTACGTCTGGGAAAGCACACTTACTTCTACGTCTCCTCTGGAGCTGTCTTACTCTCCGGATAAGACTCAGTTTAAGCCTGTGAACTATGGTGAAGGTACACTTGCCTTATGACGGAAGTTTTCCCTGAATCTTTGCTGGGTCCGATACAAGTAGCTCCTGCGTCTACGGGACTATCCCGATTTGACATCATTTCCGATGAGTCTCGAGAAGTTAAGAGATTACAGCCAGAACCTACGGTCTGGGGATATTCAAGCGGTCGACCAATTTACGACCGTCTTCCTGGAGTTTCTGAAGAATATCGTCTAGACTACTTCGGCGATGCTAAGACTGGCTTAGTTTACATCGATCCGCAATTCGGAAAGCTTTCCGGTCCCGGATCTTTGGAAGTAGGTCAATTGCCGGATGATGGATCCTTACTTGTCATTCAAAGCGGCACCATCACTTGGTCCTACGGGCAAATCCTAACCACGGGCTTAGCTATCGATCTCCGCTCCATTGTAGATGGCGGAGCCCAAGATGGTGTTTATCAGGTAGGGTACTACTTAAATTACACTCAACCTGAAAATCCTTCCTACGCCCTTTACCGCGTAGAAAACTACTCTCTTAGCAACACTCCATCCCTATATGAAGCATCTACGGAAGCCAACTACTTTCCGGTAGAGTACGCATTCTCGGAAGTTGATGACGGTAGCTGGAGACCCGACCCGGACGGAGCGACGGGAAATTACTTCACGGGATCTTCCATCACTGTGGATTTCACTCTCCCTGTCACGGCTGAAGAGTTCTTTCTCAACGGATCTTCAATCTCGACAGGGCGATGCGCTCTATACTCGTCTAACGACGCGATTGTCTGGACTCTCGACGATCAGAGATACTTTGACGGAAGCTGGAGATTTAACGTTTCACGTGATACTCCGGCTCGTTATTGGAGATTCTTCTTCTGGGATGGGATCGCGGATGTCACCGACATTCTCTACACCGGCGAGGCGCTCTATCCCAACCAGCGCCCTAGCGGCCCTGTGTCATCCGTGGAACCCTTTCTGGAGGATGATCAATTTGCCGAGATAAACCGTCCTTATATCCTCCTCGCTCAGATTGAGGTAAAAGATCAACAGGTAGTCACAGTCAACGACCTCCGCCGTCAGACCTCTACGAAATACGAACCCGTAGCGAAGTGGCTTACGGACTTTCAAGATACAAGCCTTCGTTCTCTCGTTACTGATATAGCGGAGTACGCAACTAAATACATGGCTCCGCCAACGGCGGCGGAAGATATGTATCTCGAGCTCTCTTCGGAGACCTTTCTGCTTGAGTCGGAGATCCAGAGAGCAGAGATCATCTTCCCAGATTACGTCGAGCTTGAGCCCGGCTGGGAAGTCATCTTAGACGCCGAACTTCAAGATGACCCTCTCGCTCGTACGGTCAGGTCCGACCCGGGCGGAGTAGACATCTTCGCAGACGCCGTAACTTTCTACCGCTCCAACTCTTCGGTTAAGCCGTCAGAGATTATCTTCCTCTCCGAGCCCGCGGAGGACGAAGACCTTGCCACGAAGTTTTACGTGGACTTTAAGCTGATCCCATCACTTGACAATGGCAGATACTAGAGTCTCAGGAGCCCAAGTACAGATCACCGGCACTCTCGATATGAGAGGGAATCGCATCACCGGGCTCGAGCCTGATGTCAACGTCTATCCCAACGCGGATGATGACGGAGCTACTAAAGCCTACGTGGACTATCAGAGGCAGTTGATAGAATCCGCGCTTCCCGCTCTTGCTAACAACGGCACTTACTGAGAGTTATGCCACGTCCTATATTTGACAAGGAGCAGTATGAGCTGAGAGGCCATCTGCCAGAGGTCTTTACAGATAAGCAGAAGGAAACTCTCAACAAAGTTCTCTCCCGAGTCAACGGGCAGTTGGATTGGAATGCCCAACTCCTCGGCTTCAACGGAGACGGATACTGGGGCAAGCGCATCCAGACGACGGACGGTTCATATAAGTGGAAAGGACTGCCTCAGACGGTGTCTGAGAAGAGAGCGGTCCAAGTCGGTACGTTTGGTGTATATGACAAAGATAAGCCGTACGAAGATAGGCCAGCACCGTTCCGTCGGGACGAGGTAAGAGCCTCGGCTGACTTTCTCTTCCACGTCTTCGAGAAGGATGGGAGAGTCGGCTTAGTACCGCTAGGCCAGCCCGAGGAACTGCTATACTCCGAGACCCCGGTGTTGATCTCCGGAGGAGAGTACATCTTTGACGGCCTCGTGGACGCGAGGACTACGAACGAGACTGACTCTTCCCTGTTTGTCACTCAGGACCTCGCTCAGGGGATCACTTCGGTCCGCCTACTCGACGCGGCTCCGTCTGGCATCCAAATCTTCTTGGACGGCTCAGACGCTAAGCCGTTCCTCTTCTTTGTCGAGGAGTGGAGTGACATCTCCGACTGGACTTCCCAGCAGCTCCTGTCACAGTTCTTCGGAGTCTGGGGCAACAAAGGTAATCATATCTCCGCACACTTCCTTCTTGATGCTCTTGACGTTCACGGCTTCAGCGAGGAAGAAGGTCTCAGCCTTGACGACATTCTCTCTCAGCTGACGATCGTCGACCTCCTAAACATGGTCGGTCTGAAACCCGGACCGGCCACTGCTTATCTTACCGATCACTACAACTTTAAGGTAGAGGACTGTGACGAGCTGTACCAACCCACAGTCTCTCTGGAAACGAAGATCATTCGCCTGGAGACTCAGAATCTTGAGCAGCTTCTCTTAGAGAACGGGCAGGAGCTGTCCATCGATGACGGTCCGTGCACCACGGAAGTCTTTGTAGGCCTTGGACTCGAGACTGACGGGCCCGAAGAGTCTACGACGATCACGGACAACGGAACTTTCGAGGCGCTGATCACCAACCCTCCCGTAGACTTCCTAGACAACGGAGACTACCCGAGCACGGCTACATCAACGATCGAGGACGTCGGGATATTCAACCAGGGCAGAGCCGAGCTCTTTACTGAGAGGGATGATGCGATTACCATCGATGACCGCTCGATGGACCTCAGCGAGTGTTACGAGCCGCCCGACGCAGAGTTCGGAGTATGCGAGACACCGAACTATGTCCTCACTCTGAGGCAGTACTTTGATTCCGAACCGAACGAGATAGCGACCGATCCGGGACCAGAGACGAGTATCCCGATCGGGTGCAACGGCGTTCAATTTCTATTCCCACCGACCTGCTTCATCGACAACGGCGAGTACCCTTCGATCCTTGGGCAGTTCTACCTAGACGGTGGAGACTACGACTTCCCAATCATCTTCACCAACTCGGTAGGAGACGGTCTGTACGATCGAGATCCTTTCTCCGTCTGTGATGGCCTCCCTGAGGATTACGAGAGGACCATTGACTTCGATGATCTCGTCGTAGACGTAGCGGGAGAAGCGGGAGCGACTCTGTACACGGACGCGGGAGTTGGGAACGAGATCCTCATCGCGGCGTCAGGGACTGATGCTGACGGGTATGACGGGGATACTATCGCTTTTGACGGACTCGAGCTATCAGAACTGTCCTTTGAGTACGAAGCTAAGACGACTTACGGCGAGACTCGTTTCCCGTGCGTAGAGTGGATCTTTGACCCATCACTCGACAATTCCACCTACTTCCCGATCCCCGCTGAAGCCGCCTGGATGGGTACGGACGACGGAGAGTACGATAGGTTAGTAGGATCTCGCGCTTTCGTAGGACAGACCGATCTCGACTGTGTTAGCGGAGGGGTGATCGACGGTTTCCTCTCGTTTGATGACGGGGTGTTTGACGAGATTGTAGTACCCAACTGCGATTACGAGAGCAGCATCCCGCCTAACTGTGAATTTGTTGATGGAGGATTGTACCAACCCGGCATCAATCCTCTCCGACCGCCCCTGAGCAATACGGAGTGCGGAGCGGAGTGCGGAACTCTTGACGGTGGGGAATACGTGTACGGCGCAGACCCAGGAAAAGACGCCGTCCTTATCTATGGAGGCATAATTGACACTTGCACTCTTTATGACAATTCAGAGTACGACTTAGTCCAACCTCCAGGCCTTATTTGCATCGCTTACAACAACGGGTCTTTTGCCGGAGGATCTCTTCCCCCAATTGACTGTGTTGTCCAAGACAATAGCACCTTTATATCTAGCACTCCCTACTCAGAACCCCCAATTGATGACGGGTTTTTCTCCACGGGTGCAGTCACAGTGCTCATTGAGCTTACTACGGAGTCTTTGCTAGAGATAACGACTGAGGGTGATGATAGCATTGCGGTAGACCCAGCCATTCTCATTCCGATCACAGAGCCACTAAACTGCATCCCGTGTGTCTCTGGCGACAGCCCGGATCCCATCGAGGTTGCTTGCACTCTCGACAATGGCCGCATCGAAACCACACCGCTCCCCACCGAAGACAAGGACAGTGGCTATTACGATAAGGAAATAGATCCCTTCTGCGAACCATGCTTTGACCCAGGCAATCCGGAAGTCTTTCCGTGCCCGGTGGAGCCGATCAGAGTTCGTCTCGACCAGCTCATCTTCTCCGCTCCGGCTTGGCGCATGCGCCCGTCGGTGACTCACTCTCTGCATCCGCTCAGGATCTGGAAGAACCGAGTGCTCAACGTCTCCGATCCCGGGCTGGATAATGCTTTTGTCAATCCGCTCATCGCGGACGAGAACACCGGCCCAGACGATGTGGCATCGTATCGCCAGCACGTTCGTCTGCCGGTGGACTACCAGCGGAACGGGAAGTTCTGGAACCGCGCCGAGAGTGTCATGGCTAACCAAGCCTACTTCTCGCGCTTGCTTCCGCCTTCTTATACCAATCTGCCAGTCACGGACGTCCTCCCACTCCTCTACGACGAGGTGTACGACGAGCCTCCGCAAGACTTTGACGACTATGCGACTTTCTACGTGGAGGACTTCCTTATCTCCACGACGGAAAAGTCCGATACATTCCTACAGGATGGGTTCGAGGATGCAGTGCTCTCATTTGAGGCTCCTGATTCTTCTTCCCCACTCACTCTGTCGGCTGTGCTGGATTACGACGGGTACCAGGAGAGAAAGCTCAATCCCGACGGCACTCGCCCAGGCTCTTACTTTAAGTTCAGTGACCGCGGAGAGAGACTCACCGGCTTCCTCGACACTGACGTTGAGACGTTCCGACTCCGTCCTAACGACTCTACGGAACCCCAAGTCAATGATGCTCCGTCTCTAATCATCCCGAATATCGAATTTCCAGACGATCCGGACGAAGCCTCGTTCACAAACTACACAGTCTCCTACGCTTACTTTGTCGCCGATCTTTCGGCGGCGGACGACCCGGTGTTCGACCCGGCGAAATTCTTCTGTCACCGCGAGAAGGTCATTTGCAAGCCTGAGATCTCTAATGAGTCTATCACCACGGAGGGCGGCTTTGAGATCTTGACACAAGACTTCGAAGGAATTGTCACGCCGTCTCCCGCCAAGCTCGTAGAGGTCCCGTTCATCACGAGGTCTCGTTATCTATTCCATAGCGACGAAATTCCCTTATGCAAGGGGCCAGTGCTGTACGGACAAGCCTAAGGTAAAATCTAGCTACACATCACAAGCACCATGACAGAATCATACGGAAGTGGCTTCGGCTTTGGGTCTTACGTCAAGGAAGAACCCGCCGAGGATCTTATCACCCACGAGATGATGGAGGAGCCCGCGAGCGAGGACTTAGAGGAGTTTGTAGCGGAAGTTCCCGCGCCCGCCCCGGAACCCGCCGTCGCGCCAAAGGCTTCTGCTGCTCCCGTCTCTAAGTACGAGATCTCTCAGCGCCCGCTACGCGCGAAGAAGCATCGCTGATAGGACATAACTAGAGGGAACATGTCAACAAATCACAACGTAGACCAACTCGCCGGAGTCCTCCTCAGATCGTTCCGTGGTGCTCAGCAGGCCGCTAATCTTAGCGGTCAGATGATGAACACCTACGGGACAGTCATTGACGTGGAAGATCCCGAAGAACTCGGGCGTGTGAGGCTCATCCTCGATGAAGTCAATCCTGAGTTTCTCCAAGGGAAAGACTTCGATCAAGCGGGAGAACCGACCGAGACGGACTGGATCTATCCGATCGTTCCTCTCAAAGGAAAGCAGCCTCAAGCTCTCGTAGACAAGAAGGCACGGGTTCCTATTGTCCCTCGCAACGGAGATCCCAACCGCCTTAACTTTGGCGACCCAATCTTCGACCCTAACGAGTTCGAGAAAGCCGAGCAGCCCATGAACTCGGCTATGACTCGTTTGTCGGTGTATCCCTCCGGAGAACTTCCGCCTCCAACGGAGGAGAATATCGGGTGCATGTGTATTGAGGAGGGAGGACCATGCGGCAGCGATTGGTTGTGTGTTTGTCTTAAAAGAAGGGGGACTTACTTTTGGGTGAGACACATTGATCTTAACCACATTCATCAGGATCAAGACGACGGGCGACAGCCACCCGACTCAGACGGAGACGGAGAGCAACCCGTGGATGAAGGAACGATTTGGGATAAAGTTGCTCCTACAACTGATGAAGCCTACTCATATCAAAGCTATAACCCACTTGACTCAGACTGGTTTGGAGGAGCCTAACTATGTCTTCAATTAATGGAAACAAGTTCAATACGCCGCAATTTAACACTAATGATGAATTAGGATGCGGAAGTTCGGTGCCTGGCGCTCCAACAGTAAAAGAACAAGCTAGATCGACAATTTTTTGTAAAGACGTAACCATCAATGGATCTCTCACAGTAAAAACTTCATGTGAGATCATTCCCGCCGCCATTGGTGTTGGGGGACAAACTTTTGTTCCAACAGTCATACAAACAATTTCTGGACCCCATCTCGTTCTTGCGGTTTACTGAGGGTAAAACACACAAAGGAAGGATAGTCAACATGGGAATTTCCGTCCAAGCTCTGACATTTCAGTACTTTCGGGCGAGAAGCCTGGGAAACGCTGATCTTGTGAATGGGCTTTTGGCGGAGATTCGTAAGACCTACCCAACTTTTCTCGTAAAGCCGCCCGATCCGGCTCAAGTATTCACTGAATACTACAATCCGGAAGTGCAAGAAGAAACTCAGGATCTTCTTCTCACCACGAGATACACGGTTGAGTTGGGGACATTTTGATGTTGACTTACGATCCCGACGATACGACTACCCGAAAGGTTTCTTGGTGGGAAGAGATCGGTGATGAGGGTCCTAAGCCGTACAATCCCAAGTCTTGGACCTACGCCCTGTCCGAGGACACCCTATTTGAGACCGTCGGAACCGAGACTCTGGAGAGAAAATTCGTTACCGTTCTCGTGTACGACTCTCTGGAATCTTTTCCGGGGATACTCAGCTCTATCCTCCAGCCTATCGGCCTCCTCGGGACTGACCCAGCCACGTCTGATGCCGTCACGGACCCTGACGAGGACTTCATTGAACTCACTCGGATCACCACTCAGAACGATGACGTTCCTCCTGGTGTCCTCCTAGGCTCTGTCTCTTACGAAACCTTCAACGGTGTCCTTACGATCACCAACTGGGAACACCTCAACTGGGGAGACGACGCTCCAATCCTCATGGGTGTGAAGACTCTCCTTGGGCAGGTTCCGGGAGACATCACGGAAATCAGAGTCCTAGATCCTCCTCACGCTTTCTGGACCTCCCTGGGCTTCAATCCCGACTGCAAGGGAGATCCCTACCTGCACATCCACCTGTAAGACATGGCGGCACCGCAGCTACTCGAGTTTACCATAAAGGAGCAGTCCAAGGGCGTTCTCGTCTTTGATCAGACTCTGGACGATACGATTGATGTGCCAGTCACGTCTTTCACGATCAACTACGGGAAGATCCCAGTAACCGACCGAGCCTACTCTGAGACGAACGAGATCACTCTCACGTTCGGGAAGAACGTTAAGCTGGGTGACAAGGTCTTCGTCAACTACACTCCTCCTACGGACATTAACCGAGCTCTCAGAGCCCCAGTCAGGTCTGGTGCCTCCGTCGCTACGATCCGTCGTAATGCGGTTCGCGCGTTCTTTAAGGTCCAAGCAAAGAATCTTCAGAAGCCGGCTGAGGAGCAACTAGGTTGGAATGAGATGTCCAACCTCGGTGCTTACGCGAGCGGAGAAGCTTACTCTCGGCGAGATCGTTCCGCGGACCCAAGATCGGCAACTTCGGACGACTTCATCATGGCCTACGGACTGAAGGAAGCGATCCAGATCACAAACATTGACGATGCGGACGCCGCTCAACCGAACGTCGTACGTCTGGAGATGGCGATCCAGGACGCTTGCGCGCTGATCGACTCTTACATCAACCAGTCCACCAAAGCGGGGAAGCTGCTCGTCAGCTCCAACCGTCGCCGAACCTCTCTGATCATCGCGAGGTACTACCTCGACACGGTGAGACGCCGGGAGGACATCTTAAAGGACTACGAGAGAGCGATCAAGGAGCTCGAGGCCGCCACCACTTACAACCCCGCCGTCCGTCCGGACGGGGAGATGGCGATCAATTCTAGAGCGGGACTCCTCCGTTCTTGGCGCACCCCACAATACTACAACGGCGTCAGCGGCAAGGGACTCAGCGGCTGGTGGAGCGACACCGGCGGCGATCGCGTGCCGGACTACCGTTGGGACTTCTTCAACGCTGAGAACAACAACGATGAGCCGAACTGGGGTGATTTCGGGGACGAGGCCTACCTCCCTCAGCAACCCGCGGACGACGGCGCTATTATCACATCTGGCAACTCCTCTAGCTCCTGACAATGGCACTCTCTTTCCCCACATCCCCCACTCTCAACCAGATCTACACGGTCGGAGACCAGTCCTGGAAGTGGAACGGAACTTCCTGGGAGGCGGTAGCTTCCGCGGAAGTCTCTCCTCCGGTCTACATCAACTCTCTCCCTCCTACAGCTCCTCAAGCCGGATACTTGTGGTGGGATTCCGACACCGGAGAACTCTACGTCTATTATCAGGGAGCGTGGGTCACGGCTACTGTCCCTCCTGTCGCTTCCTCTCTTGATTCCGACGCTGTCGTGGACGCTCTCGTCAGCGAACTTACCGAATATGCTGATCAGGCCGCTGCGATAGCCGGTGGCGTTCCTACAGGGGGACTTTACAAAGTTTCCGGTTCCGCCATCTCATCCATCCGTGCTGTAGTCTAATGTCAGAGCCCAGATTCGTATCAAACCGTCTTATCAGCTTCGTCGACGGGAGCGGGGACGCTAAGATCGCCTCGACCGCAGATCCCCTTCCGGTAAATATCGGCAGCGCGACGCTAAGCGTGACTGCTGATGGCGTTGAAATTAAAAACGATAGCGGCAACCCGATCCCCACGCTTACCGGCCTGGAGATCCCTGCACATGACTATATCAACCTGAGCTACATAAGAATGACCGCAGGGACTATGCCCTGGTCGAGGAAGAGGACGCTCTCACCATTCGCAACAACAAGACGGGCAGGGTGTACAACACCATGATGATGGAGCGCAAAGTCTAATGCGATTAGACAGCATTACGAAGATCGAGCGCTACATGTCCAACGCGCTCTTGTCCTCCACTCTCGTTCCCCTCGGTGTCAATGTGGTAAGACTCGCGGACGTCTCTGACGAGGAGGGCATCCTCCAAATGGTGAACTCGATGGTGGTGCGCTATACGGGTTCCTCCGTGCAGACGATTCGTCAGGCTCCTCTGACCATGGAGCGCACGATGACATTCGAGGTCAATATCGCTTCCCAATCGTATCTCTCTCAGTCAGGGCACGACTTTGCCGTGCAATTGCTCGCGGCCAGTCACGAGACTCTGGTTAACACAGTCCCCTGTAACACGGGCGTAGAAATCGTCGAACCCTTTCACCTTGTAAGAGAAAGTTTCACCGGACTCACAGACTCCTCGCACTACACCTACACGCAAGTGTGGCAGATCGTAGTGCAGGACTACTACCGCGGTATCGCCATCGACCCATGCGTCGCTCGGGGGGACTGCTCTAAGCTCTTCCCGCAGAACGTTCTTGCCACTCTGCAACCCGGGCAAGCTGTACGAGACAGCATCATCCTCGACCCGGTGCTACCTCCCCCCAACGATACAATCGACTACGATCCGTCCTACAGCGGTGTGCTTTTCAACGACGACGGAGACTTGGTCTACAAGTGGGATCCTTCTCAGGTCTTTATGACCAAAGCGGAAATCGACGCGAAGTACGTGAAGGTTCCGACTGGGACTCTCGATACGAGTGGACGCTTCGAGGTCATCAGCATTAAGGACTCAGATGGGAACTCCATCCGCTCTTACTTCGGCGTGGACACGGGTAACCGCTTGCTGCAGTTGACTAACGGTCTGATTCGCATCTTGGGAGAGAGTTACGTTCCAGAGACTCCCGGAAACACCGAGGAGTTCTCAGCTTCGAGCCTCCCAGTCACAGCTTACGGCCAGGTGATCACTCAGCAGGCTCTGCTGTACACCGACCCCTCCGACCCGGACACCGCTACCGCTCGCGTGAAGTACGGAGCCATCTTCCCAGCTTCCGCAGGAGTAAAGCTGACAATAGAAGGAGAGACCTACATAAGAGTAGGTAACACCCCTCTGGGGAGAGCTTGGATCAAGGCCAGCGAGTTCCAGTTCTTCCGCCCGGACCAGTACCTACCAGGAATCTCCGAGGAAGAGACTCTCGAGGAGTACGGCACCGGAGAGGGGTAAAAGTCCACCATGCGCATAGTAGCAGGGGCGGGAGTGGATCTCTCCGACTTCAGTTCCCAGATCGACGCTGAAAAGTACAGGCGGCTTAAGAAGACGCACATACGACTTCTGTCACAGCAAGTCCCAGAATCCTTCCTCGATAAGTTCGAGGACGAGGAGACTGCCTTGTCCGAACTGCTTGACGCGATCTACGGGACCATGGACCAAGAGGAGGAGAGCTATGATTGACCCGTCTAGGCGTGATCTTCTTTGGAAGGAGTACTACAGAGCGCTTCACAACGGTGACAGGCAGAAAGCGCAGGCGCTCTTGAAGCAGATCCACAGCCCACCCACTACGGTGCGAAACAACGCTAACACGAGAGGCCGCGGGTGCTCCCGCTGCAGGAGAAGTTTCTAACATGGCTGAAGATCGTAACGAGCGGATCATCGCTCAAAAGTCCAAGCTGGCCGAAAAAGTCCTCAAGGTCGCGGAGCAAGCTCTCGGAGACATCGAAGCTACGATGGGTGAGGCTCCGTTAAGGGACCTCGTGCAAGTATTTAACTCAAGTCTCAAAGCTCATCGAGATCTCCTTAGTGATATAATCTCTATTCAAGAGACAGAGTCTAAGCAGGAAAAAGAGCTCGCTAAAGAATATAGTGGACGTGTCGATGAACTTATTAAGAAACTTTCCCAAGGTAACGCCAAAGAAGACTGATGGAGCCTAGAATCTACACGTAGAAAATCACATTTGTTGGCTCAGACTACTTTTACTTCGGTGTTCATAAAGAGAAATTCTTTGATGAAGAGTATTGGGGGCAGTCCTATAACTCATAGGGCAAAGTGGGATGAATATGTCCCACAAAAAGAGATTCTAAAAGTCTTTTCATCTTGGGAAGATGCAAGAAAAGCTGAGACAGAGCTGATAAAGCCTCATTTGAACAATCCTCTGTGCTTGAACGAGAATTGCGGAGGCTTCTATTCTCTTGCAGTCATTAGAGAAGCTGGGAGAAAGGGAGGGCTTAAGACAGCTTCTATTCCCGGTCATATGACAAAAGCTGCTAAGGCCTCTGGTAAAGTGTGGACGGAAAGGAAGAGAGAAGCATGCAGAAGAAATGCGGATAAAAGCCGTAAGATACAAAAAGAGAAAAAGCTTCAAATCTACGGAGATTGGGAGTACTTCCGTAGGAAGGGAAGACTGACAAGATACGGCGTATTGATAGACGGGGAGAGGATCCCAGCGGACAGCCTTTCGGAGACTTTTAAAGAATATCATCTCCATTACGGAGTTCAAAGAGGTGGGTACACGAACCCAAGATAAAGATGAGGCCTATCATTAGCCATGTCTCTCAACTAGAAGAGTTTTCTTCCTGGAGAGTCTATAAGAGAGGGCTCCAAGAACTCACGGTCATGGAGGCCCCGAAAAGTATCATCTTAGACTATAAGTATAGAGCAGCAAGAAGTTGCTTTTTAGCCTTCTCTGATCTTATGCTTGATGGGAAGTTAGTGGTGGAGCCATTTCATGAAATCATAGCTTCTGGGTTTGAAGATGTGGCGGAATGGCGCTATCAACGCTTTATCGTTTCTTGCCCGCCTCGTTCTGGGAAGTCTATGCTCTCTCAACTCTTTGTAGCATGGCTACTTGGGAGAGATCAACAGACCCAGCACATCATTGCTTCGTACGGGCAGCAGCTCTCCAACAAGTTTCATAGAGGGATCTTTGGGTACTTAAGGCATAAATATTTTACGAAAGTATTCCCAGAGTGGCAGGGCTTTATCCCAGATGAAAAGTATGGGATAAGAGGAGGGGGATACATCCTAGCTACTTCAGTGGGAGGAGTTCTTACAGGCTTCACGGCGGGTACACCTGCGATGGACAGTCCCGGAGTTGGGGCCCTCGTTATTGATGACCCACTGAAGGGGTCTGATTCTAGAGCCGCTTTAGAAGGTCTTGAGACTTTCTGGGGTGAACAAGCTTCCACACGCCGCACCAACCGCTGGGCGCAAATACTCATCGGCACGCGCTTCCATGAAAGAGACCTTCACGGGATTCTCATGGACGGCGACGGGATGTATGATGAGGTGGAGAATCCGACGGGCTGGCGTTGGATCAACATCCCCGGGATCTGCGAGAACGAGTCTACAGACCCTCTAGGCCGTAAGAACGGAGAGTCTCACTGGCCATCAAACCCCGTCTTCACGACGGACATGCTCTTGTCGCAAAAGCGCGCGATGGGAAGCAGTAAGTTCGCCGCGTTGTACCAAGGGACTCCGACGGCTCAGGAAGGCTCTATTGTCAAGGCCGGGTGGGTCCAAGTCATAGACCCAGACGAGTGTCCGGAGTTTGACATCACCTACCTATCACTCGACACGGCGTTCTCCGAGAGGCAACAGGCTGACGAGAGTGTGATATGCGTAGCGGGATTTAGTCGCAAAGATCCTGACAACATCTACATCCGAGAGCTTGTGCACGGGAGATGGGGATTCCCAGACCTCATGGCCATGGTGGAGCAGACTCAGAAGTATTATGGCGCACGCTTCATGACGATCGAGCAAGCCGCTTCTGGGCAATCACTCATTCAGGTGCTGGAACGCGAGAGCAAGATCCAAGTCCATCCGTTTAAGCCTCTGAAGTCCAAGACGATCCGACTCCAGACGATATGCCCGCTCTTTGAAGCCAAACGAGTGAAGTTCGTAGATGGGGCGTGGGTTCAGGACTTCATCAAGGAACTCACAGCGTTCCCTCACGTCCCTCATGATGACCGTACAGACTCCGTCGTCTGGGCGTGTACCTACTACATGTTCCATCTTGACGGGGGAGGAGCGGAGCTTAACGACGCTCTGAGGAGTAGCTTAGGCAGGAGCTCGGGTCGTAAAGATCTGATGAAAGAGTTCGGAGAGATGAAGACTGGGAGGAGGAGAGAGTTGCTCACACCTGCGGAGAGCAGCCTATTCTTCGGTAAGGGGAGAGGAGGGAGACAGGATATACGTTACGATGTAGGCATTGACTAGGAGAGAGGACACTGTGAGGAGAGGACACTTACGGCTCTCTTACTCTCCTCACGGACTCTCCGGGTAAAACTCTCGAGTCCAAAGCTCTCGAGCCATGGATACTACATCAAGCGGGAATGGAGGTGATTCGCATGATCGCCTAAGAGTTGTCCGAGTCGACACCCAAACCTTCAATTCCGTTAACATAATGCCAGCCTGCAAAGAGCGTCGTAAAGAACGTCGGGCCCGAGAAGCTGCGATGTTGAGCGACGTCCACCGCAACACGATGGATCTGCTCCCGTTCAATCCTCTGACTGACCGTCAAGATGATCTGTGGGAAGCAATCAACCACCATACTGTGACCATAGCCGTTGGTCCAAGTGGAGTTGGTAAAACTCTTGTCGCTCTTCACTGGGGACTTGAGGCACTCAGGAAAAACTTGATCAATAAGGTGTTCTACCTTCGTTCTGACGTTGGAGTTATGCACCAAAGAGGCCGTGGTGCTCTTCCTGGAACTATGGAAGAAAAGATGGCCCCGTTAGTAGGTCCGGTGTTTGATAATCTCTCAGTGATCATGCGCTCTCAGGGTGCAGCTGAGTACCTAATGAACAAGAAACTCATTGAGCCAATCCTGCTGGAGGACGTTCGAGGACGAAGCTTTGCGGATAGTCTAATCATCTTTGATGAGGCTCAAAACAGTACTATCCATAATGTCAAGACTGTTTTGACTCGAGTTTCTGAAAACTCTAGAGTTGTAGTCACTGGTGATACTAAGCAGGTTGATCTTGAGGTTTTCAACTCAGACAACGGCCTCTTAGACGCTTATCACCGGTTGGCAAACATTGATGAAGTGGCTCGAGTGAGGTTTACACGAGAAGATGTAGTGAGAAACTCCGTGATCGGCAAAATCCTTAGCAGGTACGAAGACTAATGAAGAAGGAGTCTAGCCTAGTCAAAGTTGATCGTAGACACTATAGGGCTATAGCTCAAGAGAACTGGGGTCTTACGGATCAGCAGATGAAAGGGATGCACGTTCACCATCGCATCCCTCAAAGTCAAGGTGGAACTAATGACCCAAGCAATCTGTACGTTTGCTCTCCAAGTTTTCACGCTCATGTTTGGCATGGCAAAGACTCCTATCTTCCCTTAGTGGAAGCAGCAATGAAGGGCGGAGAAAGAGGAAGTTTAGCCTTAATGGAAAAGATCAAGGAGGCAAAAAGTAAAGGCTTGATGTGGAAACCAGCTCAAGAACGAGCGAGGAAAATGCACGATAAGCACAGGGGGACGCCAGAGTATTCTGATTCTCAGGCGATAAAGGCTCAAAGAGCCGCGGCTTCAAAGAGGAAGCATTGGACCGAGGGGGAGTATGAGGCGGCATGGGGAGAGTATCTTAGCGGGCATTCCACGGGATATCGCATAGCTAAAGCTCTAGGAAAGAAGAAATGGAAAACGTACGGGAACATGGTTAAGCTTTTGTCTTTGGGGTACTCGTTCGAGCAAATTGTTGATCCAGACTTGTACGTTGCTGAGTCCATAAGACTTAAGAACTCCTCAGTCTTTCACGTCTTAGCTAGATACGACGATTGAAACTCCTCATAGTAGTTTGGCCCAGGGAGGCCCGGGCTTTTTAGTGTATAATTGAAATGGGTAAAACCCAAAAGAGGAACCCATTCCTATTAAAGCAGACTCATGCGGAAAGACCGTTTCACAGACGAAGCGTTGGCCGCCGCCAAAGCCCTCGCCGAACTCAAGTACTCGGAGAATCCCGAGGACCAACTGGCCTACGCCGAGGCCTACGACTTCGCCCGCTGTCAGCGCCCCGACGGTAGCTTCTACGGAACTGGCGGTCAGTGCCGCAAGGGCAAGGAGGCTGGGGCGAAAGAGATGACCCCCACCGAGAAGCTCAAGCAGGGCGCGGCCAGCAACCCAGCCGTCATGCGCCGCGAAAAGGACAAGGCCACCGCTGCCGCTAAGACCAAGGGGATGTTCGAGCGAGCAGCTCAGCGCCGTGCTGGCGACGAGAAGACGCTAAGTGAGCTCGAGGCTATCAAAAAAGAAGCGTCTAAAGACTCTCGCACAATCCTCAGAGTCGTCGAAAGAGGGAGTGGTGGCGAAGGAAAGCTTATGCCGGCCGTGAAAAGCTCCATTGCGAGAGCAGAAGAGCAGGGGGGTCAGGCTAAGATCAATGCTGACAACATCAAAAAGCTCTTGAAAAAGCGTAGAGATCAAGGCGGAATCCTTGATAGTTACGACAGAAAAGAGTTAGTGGGATGGATGCGAGCACTAGCTTATACTAGTAACTCTCAGGCAAAAGCCGACTTCGCTCGTGCGAAGAAGATGGAGCGCATGTAGATGAGCCGCTCAAAAAGTTGAAGTTCGTCGCATCGACAAGATCATCAAGGAGCGTGGGTAACCCGCTTAGATGGTTTAAAATAGGCTTAATTACCTCAGACCCGTGAAACCCCAAGGCACCTTTAAACCCGAATCCATCGAGCAGCTCTATGCGGCTTACGCTGAAAAGCACGGTGCTTCAGACAGTTACGACGAGAGCGCCCAGAGCTTCTCCGAAGCGTACGACTTCACCACCTGCGAACGCCCTGACGGCTCCAAGTACGGCACTGGAGGCCAGTGTCGCAAGGGCAAAGAGGTGAGCCCTGAGGATCTCGGTGTGAAGCCTCCCAAGGGTGGCGCAGGGCCTATGAGTTCCTCCGCATTGGCCGAGGTCAAAGAAGCCGCTAAGTCGGAAGCTTACTCGTGGGGAGACACACACGACAAACTCTTTGACAAGGTGTACGCTAAAGCGGAGACCACAGCTCACCTCGGAAAGATCCACAAAGCTGTGATGAAGGCCGTGGATGAAGGAGATATTGACGCCAAGGAGGGGACACTCAAGATCATCAAAAAGGCCATGGGGGACCGCCTTAAGGTGGAGATGCGGAGCGGCCAAGGTGCTAAGCGCGAGGCTGAACTCGCTAATATGACTCCTGAGCAACGCCGCAGAGCGATGACTGAGGAAGCCATTAAGAGAGGGATCAAAAACAAAGTCGTGAGAGCGCGATGATTGGCGGACATTTCAGCGAAGAGGCTCTCGAGTGGGCCGAGAATCCGGAGTGGGCGGAGAAGTATGCTAACATAGACTTCCGCCCTCCCCAGTCCGTGGCTGATGCCGCCGCTCGCGGTCTCGCTCTGCGCAAACAAGTGGGACGCGGTGGACTGTCGACTAAGGAGGCCGGGAAAGCCGGGATCGGAAGCGGAGTGGCTCGAGCCGCCTCGCTGAAGAACCGTCAGAAACTCTCTCCCGGGACGATTGGTCGCATGGTCAGCTTCTTCGCTCGTCACTCCGCCTACAAGAAGAACCACACTACCAACCCACCCTCCGCTTCAAAAGTTTCTTGGGAGTTATGGGGAGGCGATGCCGGCAAAGCCTGGGCAGAGAAGATCAAGGGACAGATGAACAGAGCCGACGAACAATGAAAAGACTTTATTCAACATTTTCAGAGCAAGCTTTAGAAGTCCTTGACTTTGCAAGATGTCAGCGCTCAGACGGGAGCTTTTACGGAACCTCTGGACAATGCCGTAAAGGCAAGGAGGTCGGCCCCAGAGAGATTAAAGAGTTGCAGGCTAAAGCAAAAGCTGGAGACTCCGGGGCAAAGAAAGCACTTGAGAAACTTTCTAGGACGGAGGACCCAGAAAAACCTGGGCTCAAACCGTCAGCAACTCAAGAGGCCTCTAGCGCGATCAAGCCCGCTCCAAAGCCCGTAAAAAGCCAAAAGAAGCCTGAGCAAGGTAGGGCTGAGGATGAGAAGAAAGACGGAGAGCTTGGTGAAAAGAGTAAAAAAGCACGTAGGAACTTAAATAGAGAGGAACAAAAGGTAAAAGAGGAGACGGATGGTTCTGACGCTGAGACGAAGAAAAAAGAGGCTCTTCAGCTAATCAATTCCACAGAAACTCGACTTAAAGCTGCAATGAAAGCAGCTAAGGAAGAGTTTGAAAAGACGGGAAGTGACGAAGCTGACGATCGGATGTACACTATCCGAGACCAACTCCAAAGAATCGCTGATGATAGAAAAGCAATTGAGGGAGGTATCTTCTCAAGACCTACGCCTAAACAACTCACAGAAGCCCAACAAATTCGCATAAACAATCAAATAAGCAGTCTTCGCGAACTTCGCAAAAAAGCTACCGGTGATTCTGATGAGAATCAAGAACGCTATTACAATCTCATAAACTTAAGAGATGCGAAAGATCTGAAAGAAATGGCTGTGGCAATTCGTGACCGAACACAAGCAAAAAAAGAGTTAAAAGTCGCGAAAGAGAACGATATGAAACTTTTAGAAAGTGGGGCTTCTTGGACAGAAAGACAGGCGCTTTTGAAACCGATTAAAGACAGGGTGGAAGAGGCAGACCGCCGGATTGAATATGCGAAATTAGACCCCAATGAGCGGTTTAGTAAATATGAAATGTCGCGGAGTATGATCAAACTACTGGATTCTGACTCTAATCCTTCTCAAAATGGGGCGCATAAGAACTCTACAGCGATTTTTGGAGAATGGGGTGAATTAGGTACGTCTAAACAGGCAAAAGCTCTTATTAAGGCATACGGTGGAGACGAGCGTGAAGTTCAAAAAGGTATTGACTCCATCGTCGACTTCACACGAAATGACTATCGAGCGATTAGACGGGCAGTTGAACAGCCAGGGTCCGATTCAATACGGGCTAAACAAGCGCAGAGAATCGATCAAATGCTTTCGCGAATGGACCATCCTGACGTAGAAAAGTACCGTGGAATTAACATTCCGAGTTCAGCGCTAGATCAGATGATTTCAGCAGCGCAATCTAAGAGTACTTTTAGTGATCCCGCACCGGCTTCGTGGTCTACTAGTGCCCTTATCTCAGCGGGATATACCGGTAAGGTCGTGCAAGATCGCGCGAGAGTTATCTTTGAAACGCGTAATAGAACCGGAGCTTCAGTTGAAAACTTTGGTCAGAGCGGCGAGAAAGAGATACTAACTCCTGGCGGCACAAAATATAGATACACGAACCACCGCGTTGAAACATTTGAGGGCGAGCCGATGCACATCTTCACCGTGGAGGAAGTCTAATCATGAAAATTCAACCTAAAAGACCTCAAGAAGTGCGGGAGAGGATGGGTCGAAGTGAGGCTGGTGATCCATACATTTTTGGACTTCCTAGTCAAGCGGATTCTCTAGAGAAAGAAAATAAGACGAAAGATAAACTCGCACAGCGCGGGCGAAAGGCAATAGAGGCGGAGTTGAGAAAGCGAAGCGTGGAGAAAGAATGAGACTTTCACAACACGGAGGCTGGGACTCCTCCTTAGAAGCTAAAGCACGTGAAGTGCTCACTCTCCGCTACTCCGAACTCAGCGACTCTCTCGAGTTTGGCCAAGCGTGTCAGCGCCCAGACGGCTCCGTCTACGGAACGAGTGGGCAGTGTCGCAAAGGAAAGCCGATCACTCTCGAGCCGGGTGAGGGTATGCCCGTGCTCTATAAGAAAGCCGTGGCCGCGGGTCTCAAGGGCGCCGAAGTGAAAGCCATCGCGGACCAAGTGAGAGAGAAGTTCGGCGTCAAGCAGATTAAGAAGGGGCCGGAGCTCGTAGCGGCTTTCAAAGAGATTAAGAAGAGGTTGGGAGAGGAGGTAAAGCCCGACTTCACTCCCACACCCGCGCCTAAGCCCGCCTCGGTCAAACCCGAGCCTAAGCCTAAGAAGGAAGAACCTGCACCGGCACCCAAGGCTACTACTCCAAAAGCGGAGAAGAAGAAAGAGGAAGTTTCCGCTCCGGCACAAGACTCGGGCAAGCGCCCGACGAAGATCTCCGACGAAAA